GTTAGATATAAAGCAAGAGAAAGATACAGCTACGGCTGGTCTGACTGGCGTGGAATATTTGGCTCACCAGGAGCATAATATTAATTAAAAGTGGGCGAAATTAGTTCGCCCACTTTACCTAGAAACTTTAATCATACAGCTGACTAGGCAGGTCGTATAGAGACTGTGTGATAATCGGGCTATACACCCAAGGAGAAAATTATGGCTAATCCACATTTTCAGAACATGATCCTTTGGGCAGGTAATACTGTCGCATCTAAGTCTAAGAAGGATCAACCAATGTTTCAACCAGTTCCAGCAGGAAATACTTCCTATGGATACTTTAACGACTTCATGACTTATACAGCAGGGGAATGGACAATCACTACTACAGAAGCTGGTACAGGATCTGCAACAGAAGCAGTTACTTCATCAGCAGGTGGCGCATTACTTTTAACTAATGCAGCTGGTGATAATGATTTAGATTTCCTTCAATTAAAAGGGGAAGCATTTTCATTAAGCAGTTCTAAAAGAGCTTTCTTTGAAACTAGACTTAAAGTCAGTGACGCAACTCAATCAGATTGGGTAGTAGGACTACACATCACTGATACATCTCCATTAGATGTAACAGATGGTATATTCTTCATTAAAGCTGATGGATCTACTGGTATTGACTTTGTTGTTGAGAAAGATAATTCAAATACAACTACAGAAGATATAGCAACTAATGAGGATGATACTTTCATTACTTTAGCGTGGTATATTGATCCAAATGCATCTAAAGTTTACTACTCAGTAAATAATGCAGAACCTGTAGCTGTAGCTAATACTTACCTACCTGATGACGAAGAATTAACAATTTCTTTCGGTATTCAAAATGGTGAAGCGGCTGCAAAAACAATGACAATGGACTATATTACTTGTATAGTTGAAAGATAAACAAATTGAGTGGGGAGAAATCCCCACTCTTTTTAAGAGGATAACAAATGAGCGATTTTATTGGAAGTGTTAAAACAACAAGATTAACTTCTTCTGGAGCTGTTTCGGCTGGCCCATCAAGAATACTTAGCATCTATTACGTAAGTGATGGAACTGCAGGAAGTATTACAATTTTAGATGGTGGATCTGGTGGAACTTCAATGGCTGTATTTGATGTTGGTGTAGGTGGAACCAGTGCTGGTGAACCTATAACTTATCAAATAGATCTTCCAGGACAAGGAATCCGTTGTGAAACATCATCATATGCAACATTAAGTAACGTTGATAAAGTAACTGTAATATACGGTTAGAGGTTTACTATGGCTTATTCAGGCAGTAGAACCTTTAATCTTACAATAGAGGAAATAATCGAAGAAGCATTCGAGCGCTGTGGACTACAAGTTCGAATGGGTTATGATTTAAAAACGGCTAGACGTTCTTTAAACTTAATGTTTTCAGAATGGGCTAATCGTGGTTTAAATTTATGGACCATAGATTATGCTACTCAAACAATGACTGCTGGTACAAATTACTATGCAGTTGATCAAAAGGTTGTTGATATTGTAGATGCTGTAATTACAACTACAGCTGGTGCAACAACTAATTTAGAGGGTAACAGTGATACAACTGATGTTACCATTACCAAAATTTCAAGAACTGAATATATGAATTTAAGTAGGAAAGAGCAATCTTCTTCCGGGGATGCTAGACCTACACAATTTTGTTTAATTAATGGACAAGTCACTGTTGGGGGATCTACTTCAACAGGAAGACCTGAGAATGATATGACAATGTTTGTTTATCCAAGTCCGGATAAAGCATACATTATGAAATACTTTTATATAAATAGAATTCAAGATGCAGGAGATTATACAAATAATGCGGATGTTCCGTTTTATTTTCTTCCTTGTCTAATATCAGGATTAGCTTATTATATAGCTTTAAAAAGAGCTCCACAATTAGCTAGTGGATTAAAGATGATTTATGAGGAAGAGTTTAAACGTACGGCAGATGCGAATAGAGAAAGGGTCTCATATCGTGTTAAACCGGCACAGGCTTACATACCGTAGGAGGAAATGAAGATGGGAGAATGTAAAAAATGTGGCCACAACTGTCATTGTAGTAATGGTGGTTCATGCTGCGGAGGACAATGTGAATGTTCAGATTGTCAATGTAAAAAGGAGGAACAATGAGTAATAGAAACTATAATTCCCAAACTGCTAATAGTAGAGATGGCAAAGGTGGGGTAAAAGGTAATTGGAGTGATCGTGGATCAATTTCAATCCCTAATCCCGTTAAAGCTGGCGCTGTAACTACTAAAGGTATTGCTCCAACTAGCGAAGGAAAAGAATCTGGTGGAACACCATTTCCTATTTCTAAAGGAAAAGTTAGTGGAACTGCGCAAGGGATGGGTGCTGCTACTAAAGGCGGTAAATATCACTGGTCTGGATCAACTGATAGTAAATGGTAAAATAAATGGCCTACGCTAAAGGTAAATACGCAAAAGCAATATCTGATCGTAGTGGATTACAATTTCCTTACACGGAAATGGTAAAAGAATGGACAGGGATGTGGGTACATACAAGTGAATATGAACCTAAGGCTCCTCAATTAATGCCTCATGAACATTCACCTGATCCACAGGCGCTAGAACGACCAAGAGTTTCAAGAACTGCACCGGATACAACTAGACTTCTACCAATAAATCCTTTTCATTTTACTAGCGGAAGTACAACTGTTAAAGTACATGCACCTGGTCATGGTTATACGACATCAGATACAATTATGTTTTGGAGCGCATCAAATAGTGGAACAGAAGGAACAACAACGCAATTTAGGGGAATGGGTGTACAAGGAACTGATAGGTTTGGAGTTGCACCTTCCGTATTGGAATCAGCTTCTGGTTACACACCAACACCTGATACCTCTAACGTTACCCCCAATGGCCCTGATTTACAATCTAATTTTTTTACTATAACAATTAGTTCTACACCTACTGCTAGTGGTAATGGCGGTGGAGGAGTAGTATTTGTAGGTCCTACAACGGTAAGCGCATGACAACATATTCTGAATTAGTAACACAAATAAGAGATTATACAGAAACAAGTAGTGATGTTCTATCGGACACTATTGTTAATGATTTTATAGAACACACTGAAAATAAGATTTTAAGAGATTTAGACCTACCCGTTTTTAGATCTTATCAATACGCAACATTTACAGCTAGTAATGGATTTTTAACATTACCTGGGGGGACAAGTATTACACCAGTAGAATTTTCAATTATACGAAGTGTTATGATTTATCCTGCTGCAGGTAGTGGAGCTAGAACATATTTGGAACAAAGAGATGTGACATTTATGAATGAGTATTGGCCAAATAGAGCTACTACAAGTACTCCAAAATATTATTCACAATGGGATGAAAATACGATATACGTAGTCCCAACACCGGATGCGGCGTATTATTGTGAATTAGGACTTAATAAATTACCAACTCGTCTTAGTTCAACTAATGCTAGCACTTGGGTAAGTAACAACGCACCAGCATTATTATTGTATGGGTGTCTTGTTGAAGCTTTTAAGTTTTTGAAAGGATCAGTAGAAATGCTGCAACTTTATGAAAAATCGTATGAAACCGCCCTACAGGAGGTTGCTGCGCAACAACAAGGAAGAGGAAGACGTGATGAATACATGTCAGGTGTTATCCGCGTACCTCGTCCATCATTTGAACCTACGTTAGGTTCAATTAAAACACCAATTCAAGGAGGACAATAAAATGGCAGTTGGAACATCTGCAGTTTGTTATAGCTTTAAGCAAGAAGTTCTCGTCGGTACGCATAACTTTACAGCTACGACTGGCGATGGATTTAAAATTGCTCTTTATACCAATTCTGCAACAATCAGTGCTGCTACAACAGCTTATGATTCTACCGCAACAGGTGAAACTACTAATACAGCAGGAACTGCATACACTGCTGGAGGAAAAGCACTTACAAGTGTTACCCCAGCTCTTAAATCAACATCTACAGCATGTTGTGATTTTTCAGATGTATCGTGGACTACTGCATCTTTTACCGCTCGAGGCGCATTAATTTATAATGATGATCAGGGTGATAAAGCTGTATGTGTATTAAACTTTGGCGGAGATAAAACAGCTAGTGCAGGAACATTTACTATTCAGTTCCCAGCGTTTGATGCTACTGATGCTATATTAAGATTAGCGTAGGGGTACTATGGCTTTAGTCTTAAATGATCGCGTCAAGGAGACGACAACTACTACTGGAACAGGAGCAATTACTTTCGGTGGAGCAGTTACAGGATTTGAAACTTTTGCTGCTGGGGTAGGTAATTCTAATACTACTTACTATGCTATTGTACACCGTACAGCAGATGAGTGGGAGGTAGGTTTAGGTACTCTTGCTGGTGATAGTTCTACTATTGCGCGTACTACACCAATTTCAAGTTCTAATAGTGACTCAGCTGTAGACTTTGCTGCGGGAACAAAAGATGTTTTTTGTACTATGCCTGCAAGCAAGACTATGGAAATGGTTTTAACCACAGCCGGTGATACATTATATGCGTCCTCAAATAATACACCAGCAAGGTTAGCTAAAGGAACTGCACGACAAGTTATACAAATGGATTCAAGTGCTGCTGCGCCGGAATGGGCAGCTTCACCTCAGTCTGTATTAACAACTGCAGGAGATATTATGTATGCTTCCAGTGCTAATACATTAGCTAGATTAGCGAAGGGTTCAGCTAGTCAAGTTTTACAAATGAACTCAGGAGCAACAGCCCCGGAATGGGCAACATCAAGTGGTGTAAGTGCAGGCTTTTGCATTGCCATGTCGATTGCGCTCTGATATAAGATAATGAGAAAACTAGGAGGATTATAAAATGGCAGATGATGCATCTATAAGCTTAACAGCTACTATATTGCCTGATGAAATTGCCGCGTCTATTAGTGGTTCAATGACGGTAACGCCGGATGATGCGAACGACAAATGGTACTATAAATTGACATCTGTCACGACTACAAGTGCAGACTTAATTGCAGGTAGATTTATTGATTATACCGCAGTAGACCAAGACACTGATATGACGGCAGTTAGCACAAGTGATAAAGTAAAATTTTTATTTATAAAGAACACAAGTTCTGCAGACGGTATAGTAATATGCTTGGACGGTGGAACAGCAGCTTATAACTTAGCAGATGGTATTTTTATAGGAGCAGGTGAATCATGGTTTGGAAGACTTCCACAAGTGACAGTTGCTAATATACATGCTATCTCATCTGATATTGGTGATGCTGGTGATGCAAGTGCAAATTGCATTGTGGCAGCTCTAATAGATGATGTGGCGTAAAGGATAATTAATGGCCCAGAATTTTAGAAGATATGTAGAATCAGCGATAGGAACATCTGTTAGAGATGTACCTGACGGGGCTAATTTCGATTCTTATGATACAATTGTAGGAATTTCATTGGCCAACATCGTTGGGTCTACTATCAATGTGGACGTTTATATAGCCGCAAGTGGAACAAATTACTACTTGGTAAAAACAGCGCCAATCCCTAGCGGCGGTGCTCTGCAATTATTGGATGGTGGGGCCAAAGTAGTGGTCCAGTCCGGAGATCGTCTATATATTAAATCGGATACGGCTTCATCTATTGATGCAGTAGTATCAGTTGTTGATGCAATAAGCACATAGGAGGGTAATTTGGCTTACGTCGGAAATTCTCCAGCAGAAAAATACGCAAGTTTTGCAGTACAGCATTTTACAACAAGTGCTACTACAGACTATACGCTTGATCATTCTGTAGCAAATGAGAATGATATACGTTTAGTAATAAATAATGTAATTCAACAGCCTGGTGCTTCGTATGCATATGTAGCTTCAGGTACAACACTTACACTTTCAGCAGCTACGGCTGGTACAGACACAATGTATTGTGTTTTCTTGGGCAAAGCAGTTCAAACTGTAGTGCCGCCAGAAGCATCAATAACAGGAGCTATGTTATCAGATACTGCTATAAGCGGACAAAGTGCACTCGGTGCAGAGCCAGCAGACACAGACGAATTTTTAGTAAGTGACTCAGGCGTACTTAAAAGAGTGGATTACTCTTACATAAAAGCTAGTACGACAGATGAATTTAGACCTGATGCACAACCAATTATAATTAATGGAAATTTTGAAGTATGGCAAAGAGGAACAAGTTTTACTTCCTCTGAATATACTTGTGATAGATGGAAACAGGATTTGTCTGGAGCTAGTGCAACTGTATCACGACAAACTTTTACAGTAGGTCAAAGTGATGTACCTAACAATCCAAAATATCATTTAAGACAAACAGTTTCAACAGCAAATAATAATTGTGGTATTTTTTATAGACATGAAGATGTAACAACACTTACAGGAAATATTACAATTTCTTTTTATGCTAAAGGTACAAATCCTGCTGGAGGAAATCTACACATTATTACTAAACAAGATTTTGGAAGTGGTGGCTCTACAGCAGTTGAAACAAGTACGCAAAATTTAACTTTAAGTGGTTCTTGGCAACAATTTGTATTTAATTTTAGTCTTGCTTCTATATCTGGTAAAACAGTTGGAGCAAATTCTTATTTACAAATGTTAATTAAACAACCAGATGGTGATGCTACTACTACTGCTTGGACATTAGATTTAGCTAATTTTCAAGTGGAAGATGATACATATACTTCTTCTACTTTACCGCCTTTTCAATCTGAAACTTATGCAGATAATCATTTTCGTTGCTTAAGATATTATTATAGAATTACACCTACTACTGGTTTTAGATATGTTGGTTGGTGTCAAACAGATAATGATGACACTAATCATGTAGCATATATTGATTTTAAAAGAGATATGAGAACACCTCCAAGTGCTTTAGAACAATCTGGTACTGCAAGTCAGTATAAAATTAGAGAAGCAACTACAACTACTTGTGATGCAGTTCCTACATTTAATAATGCTGATGTTTGGTATTGCGCAGTTTCATTTAAAAAGAGTTCTAGTGGTTATTCGCAAGGAGAAATTCTTAAAGCAGGAATTGATGGTGGCTACTTAGGATGGGACGCAGAACTATGACAACTTTAAAATACAAATATCTTCAAACAAATGAAGATGGTAAAAAAATATACGAAAAAATAGATACTGATGGAAAATCTTATTCCTCTTGTACAGAAGATAATGAAGAATTTAAAGAGTGGGTATTTAATGATGGATTGGTTGAGGAGGCTGATTAATGTCACAGAGTAAAATAGATTTAAGCAAAGATCAAATTACAGGTACATTACCTGTTACCAATGGCGGAACTGGATTAACTTCTGGTTTTATTAATGGAGGATTAGTTCTTGTACATTCTTCAAATTCATCAAGTTCAGCTAGTTCTGTTACATTTGATAATGTATTTACAACTACTTATGACAATTACATTATATCAGCAACATTTGAAAGAGATGATACTGCTGGAACATATATAAGATTATTAAAATCTTCTGATGGAAGCGAAAGGTCAAGTGATTATTTTATGACTGATTTTAGTTTGAATACAGATGATAGTACACCAGATTATTCTAATAGTAATAGTGTTTCTACTTTTTATATTGGTAGAGGCTCTGGTAGTGAAGCTGGTACAGATACTTGGTTTAAATTATGGATTAAAAATCCAATGGGATCTTTATCTACTTATTTAGATGGCATACTTTATGGTTATCACGATAGTCGTGATAATTATTCATCTCATTATCTGATGGGTAATAATACTGTTTCAGAACAACATAGAGGTTTTAAACTTGTTGCTAATAGTGGAAATGTTACTGCTTACGACATTAAAATATGGGGGTTAATTAATTCATAATGAAAAAGATAATTAATGGAGAAGTTTTTGAAATGACTGCTGAAGAAATTTCACAAAGAGAAACTGAAGTACAAGAATGGAATAGTAAATCAGCAGAAAGAAAACTTGCTCAAATAAAAAATATTCGTTTAGATAAATTAAAGGAAACAGATTATATGGCTAATAGCGATTACACTATGCCTGATAACATTAAAACTTGGCGACAATCATTAAGAGATATACCTCAAGATTACACAACTGAAAGTCAATATGATACTTTATTAGAAATGGAAGGCGATATTCCTAACAGAAAACTTAAACATTCAATTTGGAGTAAACCGTAATGCCATACGTAGGACGCGATTTAGATATTGGAGCAAGAAAGCTGATACAAGTGAGCGGAAGTTCAC